AAGATATTGTGGCCAATTTAATTGAGCCAATTCTTCTTTAGACATCTCACCACGGTAATACCGAAGTTTTTGTCCTCTCAGACGATAGTATTGTGATTCATATTTTCGTAATTGAAGGCGAGTATTTGAAAGATATCGAAGGTATTTTGAATGTAATACAGGCACGCGAACGGCTTCTTTGCCCAAATTTGATTCATTAATTTCTGAATCTTTTTCCCATACATCTTGTAGTTCTTCAATTTTCATACACAAGCTCCATAATGAAATATATTATAGTACAATACAACCTATAGTGTCAAGTTATAATTGTGTATCAAACGTATAGTATAAGAATTTAAATGTGACCGTTCCAATTAAGTAGTCGGTAGAATTGCTTGATGAGGTGAAATTTAATGATTGTAATGAATACGGGAAAATGTCATAAAAATTTACACCCATCACAGGAACATTATCAGAATTTAAAATTAATAATTTTGCGTCTGAATAATCACTTTGATCGGTTTTCACTGAGGCTTCACCATATTTATTTTTACGATGTGTTTGCCATGCTGCATATTGTTCATAGTCATTGGGCGAACCAAGAGCCGTTAACCATTGATATAGTTCAATATAATTAATCATGTTTTCTTGAATGATAAACTGTAAATATAAATCGTTGTATGTGAGTTTTTCACCCGGAAGAAAGCGATCAATGAATGGTGTATCTTGCTGTGCGATACCTAATGAAACGGTAGGAATATTCGCCTGTTGACAAAAATAAGATACATTTGGCAAGATATCAATCTTGAACAAAAATCCATTATGACGTAAAAAATTGTAATCTGAAGGAACGTTAGAATTTGGTATCGCCATATACTTATTTATACTCAAATAAAAAAGGGGGAGCGTTTAGGCTCCCCCCTCTTTGGTTGGTTGTAACCAAATTTACATCAAGTTGACAACCTTGACACGACGGTAGTACTGGTTGCGGTTTGCTGTGAAGGTATCCGCATCCGTTGCACCGCCATCCGTTGTGGTAACGAATGGATTTGCAATCATTCCGTAACGTGTCTTGAAGCCGACCTTTGGCTGGAAGGTGTTAGGATCGATTGCACGAACCATCTGGAGAGGCACGTATGGGCAGTAGAAAATACCTGCGTCATATGCGTTGGTTCCCTTGTAGCCGACTACGTAGAACTGTGAAGCCGCGCCAGTGTTAGCTGAATACGGATCAACATAGACCTTGTAACGACCATTTAACACGCCAGCGAAGGTGTTGCCCGTGTCATCAACATTCAAGTTGGTTGACAATGCTGGTGTATAATCAAGAACGCCTGACATTGCGAGAGCACTTGCAACATCTGACGAGCAGATGATGAAGTTACCCTTGCCACGACGTGTCTGCTGCGCGATAACGTTAGCATCGCGTTCGATATTGAACAACAGACCCTTGAAGCGTTCTACTGACCAACGACCGTTTGAATCTACGTCAAGGTCGAATGTACCGGGAACAGCCGTTGACGCTGCACCAGTCTTAGCAACCTTATAAATCGTACGAATGACTTCACGGTTGATTTCTGCCAAGATTTCCTGTGACAGAATGTTGGTTAATTCTGATTCAGCATCAAGACCGTGAATTGCCTTCAAGTCCTGAGCTAATTCAACCGTGTATTCAGCCTTTAATGCTCGTGTCTTAGCTGTAACGGTTGTCTTTTCGATTGAGAAAGCCATCTGATTGAATGGCGTATCATCGTTGCCGAGCTTTTCTGCATCCGCTGTATCAAATCCAATACCCGTGGTATATGAACCATCAACAGGGTTTGAACCGGCGTGTGTACCTGTGCCAGCGAAATCAGTATCGGCTTCGTTGAAGAGTGCTTCATCGCCGTCCTGAGCATCGTAGCGTGACTTCATCGCGAAAATCAAACCCGTTGGGCCTGACATAGGCTGAACACCAGCCACGTCATACGCCATCAAGTTTGGTAATGCACGACGGACAAGCGAGATCAAGATAGGATCATACTTGTCAATATAACCGCCTGAAATGTTGTTGACAGCGGGGTCAGATTCAAACAACGCGGTCTTTTCTTCGCGAAGAGCGCGTGCCTGATTTTCTAAAATGACCGCAGTAACGGCGCGACGATATGGGTCTTTAATTTCTCCCAATCCTTCATGATTAAGGACTGGTTCCCACTTCTTTTCTAACTGTTCTGAAAGAAACATGTAAGTATCTCCTTGAAAAAGGTAATGGCTAACTGTATTAATTATTTATAATAATTACTTTTTTGACGCAATCTTACTTAAGGTTGCAACAATTGCATCCATTTCCGAATTTGACTGACGGTCAATTGAATGAGTACTTTCGTCTTCAATGTTTCCACCTGAAAGCACCGTTACATCCTTACGGAAGTAGTTTTCCTTAATTACATTCAACTTTTCGGTATAGAGGTCTGCATTCTCAAATGCTACATCAGTTACGAGAGACTTAAACTTTTCTGATTCAGTTTTTGCTAAACCTTCAGAGACCGCACTAAAAATCTGGTCTTTGCGAAGTTCAACATTCTCGCTGTGCAGTTCTACATTTGCAGCCATCAACTTGTCCTGCTGTGCCTTTAATTCGTCAATTTCTGACTGTAAAGCACTGAGAACATCATATTTGTCCTCTGGCACTTCAATATAGTGTTCAGCGAACAAATTCTTTAAACCTTCGATGAAACTGGTAGCAATTTCATTACGAAGATGTTCTTCAACGACAATCTTGTTTTCGTTGATCCATGATTCCGCTACATAGTTGACAAACGCATCAACTTGGTCGGTTAATTCATTCTTATATTCTGCGATTTCAGCTTCAGCTTCTTCCGCAATCTGTTCTACAGCACCTTCAACAATACTGTTCACACGTGCTGTAACAACCGCTTCAAACAATGAAGTAGCCTTGGTCTTGAATTCTTCTGACAACGTTTCATCACCGAAGACGGCTAACAAATCATTCTTGAATTCATCTGAGAAATCCTGTGTATCATCTGAATCATCAATCAAGGTGTCGTCATTAGCATCGGTATCTTCCTGTACACGAACGCCTTCTGAACTTGACTGATTGACAACTGATGCAGGATCGGCTACGGTAGTATAGTTCGGTGCAGCACCTACCTTACCCATATGCTTCATTAAATCGTCTTTTTTAACTTTCTTTGAGGCTGTGGCACCCTGATTTTCTTCAGCGTTGCCGTCGCGACTATCATAGGTGACTGTGGCTGAACTGCCCTGACGTGGTTGAGTCTGATCGCCAGAAGTTGATGACTTTGCAGACTTGGTAGTATCTTTCTTAACATTACCTGCGCCCATAACACCGGCTGCGGGAACTTCGACTGAGCTTCCCTGACGTGGTGCTGTCTGATCACCAGTAGTGGCTTCCGTCACTGTGCCTGATGTCAATTTGCCTTCAAGTAATTCTTTGATTTTCTTTTCTACACTCATTATTGTTCTCCTGAAGAATCAGAATGATTTATACAGATATTTATATTTATAATATCTTAACGTTGACTAATTTCATGCAAGAAGCGACTAAATACACGGAATTTCGCTTCTTCCAGATCCTTTTTTGACGTTGAACGAATGGTTTTCTGAGCTTTCTGTAACGATTGCTCAGTCCATATACCATTAACTAACACCCATTCTTTATTTTCCATAATTCCACTCACAAACGCATCAGGAGCCGAAGGGTCAGCTACAATGTCCGCTGCGGTCGAAAGGAAAAAATCGTCTTGGACTTCATTAATACCATTGTCCATTTCTTTTAAGGTACCCAATCCACGCGACGAAACGCCTAATTTCGCGCCTCCATTTAAAAGACTTTCAACAATTTTTCCCATTGGAGTTGCAAGAATTTTTGCCCGACCAATAAAATTGTTGCCTTCTTTTTTGAGAGATGTAATCATATGTGATACGCGGTCTAAATTAACTGTTGGACCATCTGGATGACCCAGTTCACCAAGAGCGCGATTTTGTTTCACATATTCTTCGTTATAGCGATTCACTTCTCGTTCAAGAATGCGAGAAGGATAGATGCGGCGATTCTTGTTGGCAATTTCGGCTTGTAAGAAAATACCTTCGATGACGAAATGTTTTTCGCCTTTACTGTCTTCAGTTAAAACGTGTGTAACGTCGAGAACTTCTGTAATAAGTTTCATTAGCCTAATGCTCCTTGATCTTGGTGCTGCTGAGGACCATAGCCCGATACTTTGAGCATTTCAAGAATGATTGTGCCTTTACCATTTGAAAATTCAATAACAATATCTTCGTCATTCTCTTCATTATCAGCAAAACCTAGAAAGTCTAAATGACCCCAATTACACATATAAAAAATATCTGTTCCACCTCGTGTAATTTTAGCTGACGCGGCGGTATCTTCCATTGACCATGAAATAGATTTGATATTCACAACCGGAGACGTAGTTGATTCAGTGTCCTTCTTTAAGGTAGACGCTAAACCAATCGTGCCTTGTCCGGTTCCTCGAACTTTGACGACTCCGTGTGTTTGGGTAAGTTTAAGAACTGAAACAGTTGCAGCCATTTATGAACTCCGTTATTCTGTGTTGTCGTCAGTCGGTGCCATAGAGTTAAATAGTTCTGTGGCTTTATTTGCCTTCATAGTATCAATCATGTCAGAAATACGATCATCAATTAACGACTGAAATAGTTTTTCTGAGTCCGTTAAATTACCATCTTCAATATCGTCAATAATTGCAGCAATTGATTCTTTATCCATAATTAATCACCTTTCGCAGTTGGTTCATTGATGGGTAATGGTGGCTCTTTTGCCATCTGTTTTTCCATCTCTTTAATTTGATCTTCAGTTAACTTTAAAATTTCTTTCATAACATATTTCTTGCTATAAAATACACCCACATATTCTGCAACTTGACTCAGCAAATCGACTCGTGACTTTAATAATTCTTGGTCTTTAGTTTCTGCATAAAATAAGTCGGTTTTAAAATCATAGCGAATTTGTTCTTTTAATGTGGTCCAATCGTTTTCGGTAATAACATTCTTTAAAATTAAATGTGTTTTTAAAATGTCATCAAACAATAACCCAAAACGACGACGCAACTTTGAAACAAATTTGGCAAATTTGATTTCATCTCTATTTATTTCTGCGACTCGACCAAAATTAAAACCATTTGTTTCATTTTGAAACCGAGAGAGTGGAACATTCAAGGCTTGATATAATTTACGCTGGAAATATTCCACATCTGTAATTTCACCAAGATTCTGACCACCGGGTAACGTTTCAATTTGCGTTCCTTTTCCACCTTCACGGCGGGGCAACCAAAAATCTTCCAACATCGACATAAACTTTTTATCGTCTCGAATTTCTCCTGTAGACGAATCGTATACTAATTTGTTACGATACCGCGTCATTAAATCTTTCAAATATTGTTCGGCCTTTAACTTTGGAAGATTGCCGACATCGACATAAAAAATTCGACGTTCTGGTGCTCGTGTAATACGATAAATCACAAGAGCGTTTTCCATCATTCGCAATTGATTTGCTGGACGAATGGCCTTGTGAAGATAGGATAAAGGAATATTTTTATCTTGATCGACTAAACCAGATGGGCAATAGGCAATAGAATCTTTTGTGACTCGTAATGCATTGGGTGATCCGGTTGTTGTGGTAGTCGTGCTTTTTTGAGCAATTCCACGTTCATTATAGAGAAAATACTCATCAATCGATTTGATAAACTCTACGCCAGTTCGAGGATCTTTTTCCTTTTTAATTTCTCGAACCTTTTTAATTTTTCGAGGGTCGATATATCGTAAATCTTTAATCCCCTCTGTTTTTTTGGCCGTATCAATTACTTTATGAAAAGCAATTCGACCATCAATATACCAACGCTTAAAAAGATCGTGGGATTTAATATTAAAATTTAATAAAGATAATAAAAATTTAAATTCTGTTTCAATATTCTTCTTCAACGACGACGATAAATTGGTTTGTTCTAAATTAATAGCGACCGGATCTTCATTATCAAGATTCGCCATGGCTTCATTTACGATATCTTCAATAGCAATATCGACATCCGCCATCATTGCAATTTCTCGATATTTTAAAATTAAGTCATTCTCTGTTGTGGCCGTACCATCTAAATCAAGATACGTACCATAATACCCACCAGCACGAATAGTTTCGACAGCGGTATCATCGGAAGGAGCGACGAAAGATTTTTCCGTCGCCCCTTGTTTTCCGATCTTTTCAAATTTATATCCAAAAAATTCCATACTATGATTTTTCTCTATTAGACAGCTACGCGAGTGTAGTGAGCATACGCAAACGTAACAGTATATTCTTCAATGACGTTATCAGTTCCATAATTTAAAGCAATTTCAGACATATTAATTGGGAAAGCATCTTTTAAAGTATATGATGCAAGTACTGCACCATTACGACTTAACTGATCTACCTGAATATCTGTTGAATAATCAGCAGGATTCAACTTGTCAGCTTCGTTAGTAGCGCGACTGTTCATTGATTCCATCCAATCTTCAAACGCATTTCGATAGGAAAATCCAGTGTCATTCATAACTGTCAATGACCATGGATCAAAGGTACGTTCTCCGGCTAGTTTCACATCACGGCCACGATATTTAACAACCGTGGGATTCATATTTGAAGCGGGTAATGATGTGGATGTAACGAGAATATCATAACCGCCCTGACTACCCGGACGAGTGAGATTTGTTATGAGTGATGGAAAAGTAATACGTACTCCGAACTGATTAGGGCGTGCGCCCCCGGCACCTAATGCTGTTTTAAACTGATTAATAATTGGCATTGTTTTCTCCTAAAATCCTAAATGATTTAAGCTCCAGCAACTTCGTTAAACGCCACAGAAGAACGCACAGCCACAAAGTTGAGTTGAATGAAATTGATTGAACGAGCGGGCTTGACGTAAATATCAGCCACAAATTCGTTACGATCAATTACCTCTCCCGTATTGTTGGTTTCGTCACAGACCACTTTGAAATCATAAATGCCACGACGAGACTGCACATTACTTAAGAATGACTGTACGGTGCTACGGAACTGAGAGCGCGTTAACGCATCGTTGAATTCAAACAACTGGAATTTCGCTGATGTAGCAATGCTCTTTTCCAAAATGATAAACAGACGACGAACATTAATACGGTCAAAGGCACTTGGCTTGGCTAATAATGTTTTATCGCCATACAAGATTGTTCCCTGTCCTGCAAATGACACAACAGGATTAATACCAATCTTATATAGATCGTCGCGCTGTGATTGTGTAGGACTGAACGCTAATTTAATCGTGTTCTTAATGACGCCACGATTTAAACCAGCAGGAGACCACCATGCATCATTCGTTTCATCTGTGCGAGCGCACAGACCAGCAACGTCAGCATTCAACGGTGTCCAAACATAGGTATCGTTATAACGGTCATACTGATACTTCCAACCGCTATCCATGACGGCATACGATGATGATGTTAAACCATTACGGAATGAGGTAATGTTAGATACTTCAGAACCGGCTTGATTAACGACATCATTCTGTGCAGGCGATACGAATACCATGCAATCCTTACGCACTTCAGCGATATCACTAATTAAAGATGTGATAACCGTTGAACCATGACCCGATGCCATCACTAAATTGATATCAATTGTTTCAGCGTTGGCAAACATGGCATATCCGTCAATGATTTCGCTATCTCCAGCACCATCTAATGCGCCATTCGAGAATGTGAAGGTTGCAATTTCGCCACCACCATCCCATGTGGTTGAAGTGATGTTATCGATAAGTGCAAAACTATTTCCTACGACAGTTGAACCCCAATCAGCACCACCATCTAAATCGTCGGCATCGGCTGTTGGATGATTGATCCAGTAAACATACTGTGAATTCTGATTCACAATATTTTTGTAGTAATTGGTTCCACCATCATTCTTTTTCGCGTCTGCGGCTTTTGACACAAACGCAAACTTTTCAAGAATTGTTTCTGCCGTTCCTGTGATAGCTCCAGTTTCATCAATCACAATAATGTGCAGTTCGTCATTACTACCACCAACATTAGCCGCAAAATCTGATGTTCCGGGTGCAGAATCAAAATCATTCTTATAATCCCATGAACTAAAGGTTGAACTATCCGCAATAGAAATCTTCAAAGCATTGCCAAGAGTTCCGGGATACTTTGCTGCCCATGGTCCAGATTCAGACTGTCCTGAGGCAAAACTGTTTGCATAGTTATCTTCATTCTTGATTAATACGCCGTCGCCCGATGTGACAGCATTTTTGGCATCGCCGCCGACAACACGGACAACACGCAAGTTATTCGCATACGATAAAAAGTTCGCAGCGGAAAAGAAATCCACAAACGTTGTGGTCGTCGGACGACCAAATGTTTTAACTAATTCTACTTCTGAACCAATAGACTTAACCTCTAATGCTGGTCCCCAAGAAAAATTACCAGCTAACGCGCCAATACTGGCAGATACGGCTGGTACTACATTCGTCAAATCTTTTTCGGTTACTAAAACGCCCGGTGATAGCTGAAAAGCCATAGTTTTCTCCTATTCATTTTGGAAAATTGACAACAGAGATTGTCTATCCTGTGAAATTATTTATAATAAGTGATTTTTAGACCATCTCTTTAGGATTAATAATTGTCCACGTATCGCCATTTTGAACAAACGTTTCTGATTCTTGACCATTATCAATAATACCAAAGGGAGTTAATTCGTCTTCAATTTGTTTCATTTGTGAATCGAACATTTTAGCGCGAATATCAACATTTGTTAAATCTTTAATATATGAGTTACTCATGGCCCAACCAAATAATACCAATCCCATGGCTAAGTCGTCGTGATAACCCTCGTCGGCTTGGTAAGACCCATTTTTTCAATAAATGTTGATAATTCACCAATCGTGTCGGCATCAAACACTAATAATTTACTTTCTTCCATAATCGATTTAAAAGTAAAACAACCCTGACGTTTGACTTGTTTACTTGTTCGAACGCCCAGTTGTGTTGATTTACCAAAACCCGGTGAAATATATTGTTTATTAGTATCTCGTGTCGTACTCAAAATATTTTCATATTCCAATTCTTCGTGTAAGATATCGACCACTTGCTGTCCAACGTCATTAATTTCAACGAGGACAAAGGCTTGGTTATAATCTTTTCCTACTTTATTTATGATATTGGGAAAGAGCATCGGTGGAATACTATTGTTTCGATATTTGGCAACAAAACGATAGGGTGATTCGGTAATATCAATTACGGGAAATGCCGAGTAATCCCCATTAATTCCCCGTGCCGTGTCAACGGTAATCATATACAGATGATCTTTTTGGGGTTCTTCATATACATCTAATCCATCGCGACTATAAATGGGATCGATGGACGATAAATTAGCCAATACTCTACTGGCAATAAGCGTATTGGTAGACCCCAAGAATTGACACAACACTTCTTGATTGAATTTTAATTCGCCCAACAATTTATATTGCTCTTCGGCCCATGCATCATCACGACCCGGAATTTCCCAATAGGGAATAAACATCGAGACGAACCCATTGGCGTGTTTCTCGGCTTCGTTCCAGAATTTCCAGAAATGGTTATACCCTAATGGCGTTGAAGTCAACAGAATTTTTGTTGTGGTTCCGGCTGAAATCGTGGGGTACACTGAGGCAAAGAATTGTTCCGCCACATTATTAGGAATAATTGCGGCTTCGTCAATATATAGCCAGTTGACAGACTTACCTCGAATACCTGATGTAGTAGTGGCTGAGGTGAAAACTTTTGAACCATTTTCAAGTTCTACGTCACCCTTATTCCATGTGCGAACGCCTTGTTGC